CGCCGACGCCGGTCCACGCATTATTTTTCCTGCCATAAGTGCCGCCATCATTTGGCGCATCGGGGAAGCTCGCGGGTCCGGTCGCCCCCGGCGTTCCCGGCACACCCTGCGGACCCTGCGGACCCTGTGGCCCGGTTTCTCCTGTCGTGCCGATCTGACCGGCAGACCCTTGCGGTCCCGCTGGTCCTTGCTCGCCCTGTATGCCCTGCGGTCCCTGCGGACCTACGGATGGTGTCTCGATGACGAATGTTTCGTTCATCGCGTTGGTCCTATCGCGTGTGTGAGTGTGCCGCGCCAGATGTCGTCAGCAATCCCGTCAGGCCGATACATGATGAGGCTGTGCGCATAGTCGCCTTCCGGCATTTTCGCCAGTTGGTCGCGGCGGATCGTGATGTTGATTGTGTCGAGCGTTACGCCGTTGTCGGATGAACTCAGCACAATTCCGTCGTTATAATCTGTTGACAGCTTGACGAACACTTCCGCGTCCTCTGGCCGCTTACGCACCATCATCTTCATCGTCATGCCGGTGAAGTCATAGTAATAATTATCCGGCATCACTTTTAGCATGAATGCCTTGACGTAATCCGCGTCCGACTGCGTGTTGATGTTGATGACCGCTGCGGCCATTGCCAACCCTCAGAAATACTGACCACCGGCATAGACCACGCCGCCGACCGAGCCGGGAACATAGTTACCGCCAGCACCATAGGTGAAGATCGTTCCGTTGCCGTTGCAAAGGTAGCGCGTACCCGTACACGTCCCGGTATAGGTGTTGTAAGCCGGTGGAGATGACGCAGCGATCATGCAGACACCGCACATCTGTGCGCTCGCGTAACAGACATAGAAATTTGGATTGCCAACATGATTGATCGTCAAGCCGATGCAGACAATCGCGGCTGTGTTCGACGCGACCATGTGGTTGACCGCGCCGCCGCTCACCGTGTAGTTCCGCGTCATCGTCAGCGATGCACCGATTACCGCCGCGATATGGCCTGATGTTGTGTTCTGGCTTGCCACGCCAAACTCGACAGCACCGACAACCATTTCCGAACCTGATGCGGCTGCACTGACGTGCGTGCAGTAGCTTCCGAACGACTGTATCTTGAAGCCGCTGAATGTTAGTTTTGCGCCATCATAAACGGCGAAGCCGTTCGTGTTGTCTTGGTTCCACGACACAAGACACGCGGCTGGATTTGCGTCGTTGCCTTGGAAGATGATTGATGCCGGTCCAGCCTGTCCGCGACAGACGCCGACAGCGGTGAATGGGCTTGCGTAGGTGCCGTCAGCGCAATGAAACGTAACCTTATACCCGGCAAGATCGATATGGGTCTGCACCCAATTATAGGCGTACTGCCGCGTTTTCCATGCCGTTGCCGGTGTCATGCCGTCATTGGCATCATTGCCGGTCGCCGGGTTGATGTAGTAGTCGCGGTCGCCGGTCGAGACATCGACCACGCCGCCGCCAGTGCCCGGTGGCGCTTCCGGCAACGTAAATTCACTGTTGAGGATCGAGGTCGATCTTACGCTGACGCCATCGTAAGTGAATAGATACACCGAGCCGCCGATTAGATCGCCAATCGCGACTGGCGCTCCGGTGCGTTTGACCACCGGCTTTGTTGCCGTGATCCCGGCAATCTCAATATCAACCGTCTGCGATGTGTTGGTATTGCCGACGCCCATCTGCACGAAGAACGACAGCGGCACAGCCCACGCAGGCGTTGCCGGGGCGAGCGTGACGTGGATGTGATTTGCCGTCCCGACATCAAGGAGAAACTGCGGGCGCATGAAGCGCGTAGCTGCCGACAGTTGTGCCAAATCATTGTTGTTCGGAGACGACAGCCCGACATCAGCGATGGCTGCAACAATTTCGCGCTGTGGATACTCGATGCTCTCCGCTGGTGGGATCGAACCAGCGCGACCGATTGATGGATCACCGTTGACGTAAGGGGCATTTTGATCGGCAACGCCATACGGCGGATTATATTTCATGTTGACCTCTTATGGTGTACCAGCCATCGGCCCTTGCGGATGGAGGCCACTATAGTCGAAAATAATTTCGGTGTGCGCTGGCTTGATACGGTTAAGCAGACATTCCAGATCGTCAGCAAGTCCAATCCGCAGATGCGGATCAACGCCGGTCTGTCCTGATGTGACGCGAAACCAGACGAGCTTTGTAGCGTTGACGTGAACCGACCAATAATAGCGGTTTTCCGGTGGCCCAAGAATATAGGGATAGTCGCTGTAGCTGCCGTCTGCATTGATCGTGCGATTGTCGCCAACTCGGTCGATGCCGACCATGAACGGGCGGTATTCGGTGATGCTGATTTCGTAGCCAATGTAGGCTGCGGCCTCGATCATGAACTCCCGCGAAGCCCCGCCGAGCGTCGTCATCTTGTAGAGCAACGCACGCTGCCGTTCCGAAATGCTCTGCGGTGCCGTGTAGCATGGGTCTGGCAAGCCCCAATTCCGTTCCCAATCCGGCAGCAACTCGATTGTCTTGCGCGGGTCACTTTCCGTTTCGAGTAGTGTCGATGCGCGCGTCTCGAAATCACCCCACACATGACACAGCCCGCGCACCACGCGCATCAATGCGCTTTCATCACTACGCGGCCACACCTGCCCAAGCGGCAGCAATGCTAGAAATGCTTCGGCGTAATCGTCGCCGCTGCGCGTGACGTGCCTGTCAGTCATCGAAGATGATTGTTCCCATTGCTGGCATGTAGCCGGGTTCCGGCATTTCAATTGTCTCGAAATTCAGTTCGTGCGTGTTCTCCCCGACTGCTTGGCTAATCGCCTCATCAACCCATGATCGGTACATTGTCTGGCCCGGTTTCGAGCGCACCCGTTCCATCGCCTTGATTGATGCTTCGATGTTGCCGCGCACGGTCGGGTTATCCACGGTCAGGTTTGGCACGCCAACCGTATAGAAATACATGACGGGTGCCATGACCCAACAGTCCTTGACGGTGACGGGCCGCTGGCTGTCGATGTACGCGGCCACTGTCGCGACATCCTCGCCGGTTGGTAAGCCGTAGTTGTCGGGGTAGGTGTCGTCCATCAGAAAGCGCACGGTAATGGTTCCGATACCCATTTCCTGCGCCGCCCAAGCCCGCGTAACGCCGGGGACTGCTAGTGCCCATTGCACATAATCCTCGATGTCGCCGCCCATCGGCGGCTGCTGGATGCGAAGCAAGACACGCTCGCGCAAAGCGTCGTCTGTTTCCTCATCGGAGCCACCCTGCATGTTCCCGTCCAGCGTTGCGCCGGTTACACCATTGATCTGGTTGACGAGTGATACCGAAAGGCCATCAGGAAGGTTGCCAGTCGCGCCCGCGACAAGGCAAATCGCATCTGCCGTCGCAAAGCCAGCAAGATCGATAAAGCCCTGCGTTGTCGTCTGATACTGCGCGGTTGTCCCGGCAGTCAGCAATGAACCGATTGGAATGACCGTGCCCGGTACACTTCCAGTGAACAGGACCGAACCAGTCGCATAGGTTGCGGTCTTGCGACCCTTTGATCCATCGGCGTTTGTCAGCCAGATTGTGCCGTGCCGGTCCAGCCATTCCGTCTCTGCCGTGTCCGGCATCAACTGCTTTGCCAGCCAATCGAGGTAGAGAAACGTGAGATGCGTCAGCCCCGACATCGCATCCGACATGATGCGGAGCACGGAGTTCGGGATCATGGCTTTTGCACCAAGCTGACTGAGGACGTAATCCCTCGTCAGGCGGCGGGTGTCCTTCAATGTTGGCGTAAACCACGGCATGTTATTGTCTCCCCAACTCGTCCCATAATTCGCTGTAGCGCAGTTCGACATCCGGCGTCGGGCCACGCCAGATTGTCACGCCAACATCGATGCGGTCGGTGCCGATCTTCTCCGCGACCACATCGATCTGCGATGCGATGCGCTGCTGCGTGAACGGCTTCATCGCTGCACGGGTGTAGCTGGTGGCACGGCCAATGGTCGATCCTTCCGCCGCCAGCGGTCCAGTGATTTTTGCGCGCGACAAGAGCCACAGCTTGCAGCCGACCGGCCAGCCGTTCCAGATTTCCTCCGCGTCCATGTCGCCCCACCATCCGCGCCTGTCCGTCGCATCCGGTTCGGGCAGGATGTCGCTGACGCCAGCGAGTGCATCGGTGCCAAGCGCCACGATCACCGCCGATTGTAGGTCAAGCCCGTCCGCGATCAGGTTCATGTCCGTCATCAGCCAGTCGAGTTCAACCGCGTACTTGAACGGCTTCTTGTCTGCCAGTTGCAGGAAGCGAATGTCGCTGGTCATGACTGGCTCCCAAATACCCTATCCTCCAAGGCTTGCACCCGCTGCTCCAAATCACTGACCAGCACCGCACCCTTCTGCACGAAATACACCTCGTTCCAAGTGCCGTCGCCGGGACAGAAATACATGCCATACGCTTCGCCATTGATCGAACGCCGCTGACCAGACAGCAGGTTCAGTCGTATGGAATTTTCCAGCACGATTGTTGCCCCACCACCACCGGGAGCGCGGTCAGCCATCACCAGCGGCACGAACTTCACCCGCTTCAGTACGATGTACGGACAATTACCGAATGACAGAATGACACCAGCGCCCTCGATGACAATGGTATTTGTATCTACGCTGTCATCGGCTGGACTAAGCGGCACTTCAGCGGCACAATGAAGATATGCCGGTGCCGCCTCGCCATGCGCCGTATTCCAAGGCGTGAACGCCATCTAGTTTACTCCGGTTTCGCAAAGGTCTTTTTCGCCGGACCGGCAACCGTTACGACCTTCGGCACGATTTCATCCTTTGCATCAAGGCCGAGCCTTACCGCCAGCGTTTCCGGTCCATAAATCTGATAAACCTTTTCGACTTTGTTG